TAATAATGTAAATGAAAAACAATTAGTAAAAGAAAATAATAATGATTCTTCAACAAATAATTCTATTATTGAAGAAATTATGGATGGTAAAATTAATAATATAAATAACTATAAAATGGATGAATTAAAATATATTGCAAAAAATCTTGATATACCTTTATCTTATAAAGGAAAAGATAAAAAAAGAAAAAATTATAAAAAACAAGAATTATATAAAAATATTAAGAGTAAAATAAAATCTAAATAAATTATATATAATGGATAACTTTTTTCAAAATTGCCCCCCAATGATGGAAGATCAAGGTCGTCATCTTAGTGATTTTAAAACTGCAACTCGTAGAAATGAATATATAAAATATATTAATGATGTTTGGCGTGATGATCAATATCGATTATTTTTACAATTAAATGGTAAAGAAATACTTGACAATGAATTTAGATATCACAAAAAATACAATAGTTGTTGGGTTAATGATTGTGTACATAATTATCCAACTAGACAATCTCCACGTCATTTTGCACAAGAAAGGGAAGCTTATGATTCTATATTTAATTTAAGAACTAATAAAGCATTTAAACCATTACGAAAATGTATTAATCACAAGAATTTTAGATTACATCCCGAATATTAGATTTATTATTATTATTGATAATTTTATAACCAATAATTTATCAATATTCCTCCTGCACCACCATCTCCTCCAATACCATTTAATCCTCCTCCCCCTCCACCTGCACCTGAATTTGGTGGTGCATCTTCTCCATCTTCATTACCCATAAAACCACCCATTCCTCCACTCCCATTAAATCCAGCTGCACCTCCTCCTCCTCCTGGATCAAATGATGTACCACCAACAAATCCTCTAGTTGTCCAATCTGCACCATCTATTATTCCATCTGCATTTGCTCCGCCTCCTCCAGATTGCCATGGATTTATTTTAACTCCCTCTACACCATTTGCACTACCTCCACCTCCTCCTCCTAATGAATTAGCACTTCCTGTTATTATAAATGTTGCAGCACCACCAGATCCTCCACCAGCACCTCCTAATCCAGAATTTGATACAGACAAACCACCACCTCCACCATAAGCTATTAGAGCTAATCCAGCAGGTGAAGTAATTATGGTATTCATTCCATTACTACCATCACCATCAATTGCTCCACCTAAACCACCACTACCAATTGTAATTGTTAATGTTGTATGTATTGTTGCATCTATTAATGTTTGATATATTGCTGATCCAGATCCTCCACCTCCTCCTCCCTCCTCACTAACCATTGGTCCAGTAGCTCCCGTAGCTCCTGTCATACCCATAAATGGATAACCACCACCACCACCACCACCAGCACCCCATACACTAATAATTGCACAATTTGCAATTTCAGAAAAATCATCAGATCCATGGTCTTCTTTTATTGGAAATGATGATGATGTTGTAACTAATACTTTATTTACTATACCTGGTGCTTTTACTCTGTTAAATACATGAGCCATTATTATTATTATTATTTATAATATTTTTATTAATTTATTAACATGGATCAAATTATATAATACATCATATTATTATTTATAATATTTTTATTAATGTATTAACATGGATCAAATTCTAAAATACATGATATTATTAATGGATTACATGGTCCTACTCCACTTCTTCTAACTTGTATTTGTAAATAATCATCACTTGTTGGATGGGATGTAAATACTAAATTTTGTATACCATTTGTTGATATACCAGTTGATAATGCATATACTATTGCTACTGTACTATCAACCACTCTTATATCTAAATCAAATGTATTAACAGGTATTTCTACATAATAAACTAAAGTTCCATTTGTATAATCTAATCCGCTAGAACCAAATCTACTATCATCCCACGGAAAAAATGCAATTGTTGTATAAGTATCATTACAAACATCTATACTATTACTAAATAACATATAAGATGCTCTTGCTGAAGATAAGTCTTTATAATTAATTGGGACCATATTACCTCTTCCGGTTTCCCATATCCCATCTGTACCAGTTCTCATTATTGTAACGTTTATACCAGCAACTGTTCCGACTGCTGTTGTATCTATACTAAATGATGCTTTTGAAAATGGTTCATTTGGTGTCGTATCAATAGTTATTATACCAGCAGCATGTGTTGATACTTCAAAAAATCCATTATTTTCTGGTTTATTTGCATCACATATCAAAATTATATCACCAGCACCAAAAAATGGCCCACCTCCTCCTACAAAAACAGTTGAACTTGATGTAAATCCTCCTCCAGAAACTGTTCTAGTTGTACCAGTCGCTGAATATGGTATTACAATACCACCAGTTTCAGTAGTTGTACAATTACTTGCATTTATTAATAAATACTGATCTACAAATAATTTATTTGATATTATTTGTGCAGCATTATCTAATACTATATTATAGGTTGTAGTACTAGGCCCTGATGGATCATAATCAGTATATTGCGGTCTAGATCCACATTGTATTCCATTATCTTGTACCCAAATTGTACCTTCCCCCTGTGCTACTGGTGTAGCAAAAGTATCTAATGATGCTGCTGATATTATCCCAGAACCCTGATATTTAGAAACTCTTAATAATATATTTCCTGTATTAGAACTACCTACTGATCCTACACTTAAATTATCTGCTATTTTAACTTCAGCAGATGTTGGTACTGTATCATCTTCTACTTCAAATAAAGAAACACCTGCAGAATCTTCTATTCTAAATATTGGTGATTCACCACCAACTGAATCTCTTATGTCTAATGTACTATCTGCACCAGTTAATATAATATGAGCAGGTTGACTACCAGTGTAATTATCATAAGCAAATTGTAGAGTTATTGTACCACTTCCACTACTCCATTCTGGCTCACCAGTACCTGTTGCACTATATACTAATATATCATTCATTGATGGGGCATTTGCAACTCCTCTTATTGTTGCTGGACCAGTATCATAAAATAATACACTACCATCAGTTGTTGGTGCTGTACTATCTAATAATCTAGTTGTTGCGCCAAATAATAATCTATCAGCTGCAACATTATTTGTTGTACTAGTTGCATTTAATTGTCCAGATACCGTTAATGCTCCACTTGCTGTTGATGTTAGACCAGTTTCTACTAATAAATGTGATGTTGCTGATGATACTAATTTTACTAACACATTTGCTGTAGCTATCGTATCTGGTGATAATGTTAATGGTCTTTCTGAACCACCAGTATCAATCTTAACTCTATTTTCACCATCATGATACCATATTGTACGTGATGCTTCTGCTGGAGCTAAAGAAGGATTACTTATAATACCAGAACCAAATGTTAAACCATCAAAATCTACAATTACATTACTTACACTTAAATCACCAATTATAACTACTTCACGATCATTCGCCGGATTTGGTATGACTCTAAAATAATTAGTACCAGAATTCTCACCCTGTACCCGAAATGCAACTGTATTTGCTATTGTATCTTCACCAATTATACTAACCATAACACTTCTTGTACCAGCTTCTCCAAATATTATTGTAGCTGGTGTAGTAGAATTATTTATACTAAAAAAATTATCTCCAGTTGATAACCCTCCAGCAAAATCACTAACTTGAAATAATATACCATTTATTCTATCCAATACAACATCATTTTCTTTTATTAATACTTTCCCTACAGTATTATTTAATTCAATAACACCATCTGTTAATAAACTATCACCAGCATCATAAGCAGATTGTAATGATGATCCTCCAGGAACCCAAACTAATTGTGCACCATTATATGATAAAAAATCATTTACCACTGGAACATCAGTTACCGATCGAATATTACTCCCATCATAATAAATTACTCCACCATTTGCTACTGGTGCTACCGTTATATTATGTACAACTGGCCCATTAAATATTAATCGATCTGCTGCTACACTATTTTGATTACTAGTAGCACTAATTGGACTATTAAATACAATAGTATCTGATACATTAAAAGATTCTATTTCATTCACTTTTAATTTTGGTAATATTCTTACATCAGTTTCACTTTCTAATAAAATGCTATTTGTTGATCTTAAATATATATCCCCATCTATTACTGATGAAGCTAATGAATTTGGTGCATTATTGCCTAAAACTTCAGCAATAATTTCTACATGTCCGCCACCCACCCCTGGATTATTTTCACCTGCCTGTATTATAAAATTATCACTTATCGATTGTTCTCTCACTACATTTTTAGCAATCATAGTTATACTATTTTGTAATGATGAAATAATAATATTATCATTTGCTCTCATCCGAATATCATTTTCAGAAAATAAATCTAAAAGTCCACTAGGACCATTTACTCTTAAATCTATTAAATCTGGATGATATAAATACAAACCAGGTGGTGTCCCTACTATATTTTTATTATTTAATTCTATTCTACTATCATTTCCAGTTGTATCTTCTGTTACTATTTTATATCTTCCTGTATTTGGTATATTAAATTGTCCAATTGTATGAATTTCTTCATCAGATATACGTAAATTCATATCATTTGTTATATGTTCTTCTAAATTAGAAAATAATGTGATCTCATCATCAGCATCAATTGTTATATCTCTTGGTATTGTATTTCCAATTGTATAATCTGGATTCCTAATCTCTGTTGTATAAATGACATCAGCATCCAAAGAATTTAAATCAGCACCACTACGTTCATAATTTTGATCAGTTGCAAATATACCAGAATCTATTGTTGCTCTTCTCCAAAATACAAAACGATCACGATCTTTATCATAACCAAAAAATCCAATATTATGAAAAAAATTAATTCCATTTGTTGTATTTACCCAATTAAATTCAAATCCTCTATCATGATCATCTAATGCTAACAAACCATTGGGATCAATGTACCCAATTACTGGTACTTGATCACTTATTCTTGTTTCAATTGTATCTAATCTTGTATAATCACCATATACTAGTAAATTTGGATTTATCTGAAAATCTATTGTAGGATTTACTATTATACTACTATTTGATGTTATTGTATTATTATGCAATACTATATCTCCATTACCTACATCCAAATTATTACCCACTAAAATATTTCCTGCTTGTAATAAATCTCTAGCAGTTATATTATCTAATTCTAATGGATCTGGTACTGTTCCATCTCCACCACCACCACCTCCTCCTCCTCCTCCTGGTGTAGGAGCTTCAACTTGTTGTACAAATTGTGTTATAGATCTATCTAATTGTCCTACTGCAACCTGAGTTCCACTAAAATTATATAATGATTTACTTGGACAACATTTACTACAACCAAAATTATTATTTAATGATTTACTCATCTCCTATATTATAAAATAGATACATAAAAGCTATATAAATTTAATTGCTTTTTTAGAAACCATATTTTATTTGTAATCACTCAATAATTTGATTATCATATTTATTCTACACTCACATGCCAATATTCTTCATAATTACAAATGTTTATAATTACGTTTTAAATTTTTTTATCTATCATTATACTTTTCAATTTATTTAATTTTTTTCAGTCATAAAAACAACTTTTATTAAGTCACTAATTTAAATAAATTAAATTTATTATACCTATATATATATGAATAAACCACCTTTTAAACCTAAAAAATTTATTAAACAATTTAAAATACCTATACATTTACCAGAAAAAAAAGTTAATAATGAAGGAATTGAAAGATTATTTACAATTGTTCAAGATGGTGATTATAATAAAATTAAAAATTTTATATCTGAACAAAATATAACATTTAATGTTAAAAATAAAGATGGTGACACCGTAATTCATAAAATTATAACTATACCGGACAATGTAATGAATGAACAACAAAAATTAGATTTAACTAAATTTTTTATACAACATGGTGTTTCAATTAGTACTTTCAATAATAATAATATTACTGCATTACATTTAGCTTGTAAATATCAATATAAAAAAATTGTTAAACTATTACTTGATAATGGTGTAGAAGTTAATGTATTAGATAACCAAATGATGAATCCATTACACTATCTAGCTCAAGGTAACATAGTTCCATGTAAAAAAAAGAAAAAAATAGGTAATTTAATAAATAAAAATACAAATAATTCACCATTAAAAAATTTAACTAATAATATAATTGATACATTATATCAACAACAATTTAATATTCAATTCCAAAATATATATAATACTACTAAAGAATTAAACACTTATTATCCAGATTTTTTTAATCAACTACTAAATAATTATCAAAAAGATATAAATAATATTATTTTATTGGAAATAACTACTTCTGAAAAACAACAAAAAATGAATGATAAAATAATTAATTTATCACATGAAATAAATAATTTTATTAATGATAAATTCCCAAATACATTTCAAAAATTAATAATTAATCCTATACAAATTTTAAATGATAATAATAAACCTATCCCAAATAAATCAGATACAGATAACTATTTATCTAATATAAAATACAATATAATTAGGAATGTCTTAATATATTATAAAAATATATTAGAAAATAATACTTTAGGTTCATCCTTAGATATTATTAGTAATCTTAAAAAAGAGATTAATCAAGATAATAATATGTTATATAAAATTATTCTACAAATAACTGATAATTTAATTATTAATTATATTAATCATACTCTTAAAAAAAATACAAGAATCTTCATTCAAGATAAATTACAAAATTTATTCAAAAATATGGGACATAATGAACAAGATAAAATAATCATAACTAAAATAGATACTGGATTTGAATTAAATTTAAATACACTTTTTGATGAAATTATTACAAAATTTGTAAAAAATTATATTGTTGATCAAGATGATTTCAATAGATTACAATATACTACTAAAATTATGCAAGAAAGTTCAACTGATCACTCTGATCAATTTATAATAAATGAACCTGATTATACTAAACAATATGATATAACTGCACAATTATGTTATAATATTAATCCAGATATTGTTAAATTATTAGTAACACATAAAATAAATATTAATCAACTAGATTATGTACAAACAACACCAATATTTTATGCAATTGATACACATAATATTAAATTAGTCAAAGAATTCATTAATAATGGTGCAACAATTAAACATAAATCGGTTAAAAATAGTATTGGTCTTACTCCATTAGAATATCATATTAAATCATTACAACATCATATAAATATTATTTATAATAACCAAACAGAACAAAATAATATAAATACATTGTTATTTAATTTTTATAAACCATTTTATGATAATTCTATTAAAAAAATAGAATCTAATGCACAATATCAAAACAATATTATTAAATATATTGACATAATATTCCCACAAATATTATTAATGTACAATAATATGTTCTTTTTATACATGAAAAAATATATCCAAAATTGGTCTTATGTTGATTATCAAAATATTAATAAATTATTAAAAAAGTATTCATTGATTACCAATGAATTTAAATATATACCATTATTAGACATTAATGATTGGAGTATCATAGAAAATAATGCTAATTTAGGAGTATTATCATCTAAAATTGATACTAATAAACAATTAATTGAAAATCAAACATCAAATAAAATACAAACTCAAATAGATAATATTGATAAAGAAATTACTCAATTAAATAAATATAATAAAGACCAAATAATAAATAAACATATAATTACACTAAAAAATTCTAAACAAGTATTAGAAAATGAATTAAAAGAAACACTAAAAAATTTAAATAAATATAAATCAAATGATTTTTTTCTAAAAGATAATCTTAATTGGGGTAGTAATATAGTTAGGAATAGATTAGAAAAAAATATTAAAGTTTTTTATGAAGATAATAATCCATTAGAATCAAATGATATTGGTAAATTTTATGAAGATATTTTTGAAAAAATTATAACTGATAATAATAAAAAATATAGTAATCATCAAGATTATATATTATATAATGAATTATGGAAATCATACCTTAATGATAATAATAAATTAAATAATATTATGAATATACATTTATTAACAATTATTTTACAATCAAAAATTATTAATAAAATTGGTACTGATATTAGTAAAGAAACTTTAGAAGATATTAAAAATGATATTAGTATTATTAATAAACTTTATAAAAAAATATTTATTCCAATTATAAAAGATTATAATGAATTACCTATTGAACCAATTGAACCAACTAATAATCATAATATTAATTATATAGAAACAGAAATTACCAATATTACAGAACATTGTATTAGTCATATTATTTGTTCTAATATGTATTATGCAGTAGTAAAAGTATTAACTAAATATATTATTTCTATAAATCCTAAAAATTATAACAATAATATTTTAACTTTATATAAAAATGAAGAAGAATATAGTAATTATATTGCTGATATCATTCATCGTATCATCAATTTTGATTATGACATTAATCAAAGTAATCCAAAATTATTAAAATATATAACAAAAGAAATGCCGATTCTACTTATTAAATCAATACAACATAATATTAATACACCAATATCATCACTTTTTAATAATATAATAATAATACTACAAAGTAATAAAGTTATACAAATTGATGATGATTCTTCTTTAATTGATAATCTTCAAGAACATATTTTCCCATATTATCAAGATTTATTTACTTCAGTAATACCAAATATTAGAATCATAATTGAAAATTATAATAGATATATAATAAATGGTGGTAGATTATTAGAAATATTGTATTTATTACTGGAAAAATCGACTAATGAAATAAATTAACTATCTAAATTATAATTTTTCCCAGTATTTGCAGATAAACCTGATCCTTCTGGAATATCATTAACAGTAACAAATTCTATCGTATAAGAATGATCTAATCCATTAAAATCATATAAAAATCCATCTGGTGTATAAAACTGTACTTTTAATTCTGAAACTTCATGTAAAGAATCAACATAAAATCGACTAGTATTTACATGTGTATTAAATAATACTTTTCCAGGAATATCACATAATTGAATTTTAGCAAATGCTCTTTTAATTGAGCCTATACTTGAAAGTGTTTCTAATGGTTCTGCTATCATTAAAACATAATTATCACCACTTAATTGTATTGCATTATTTTTTATTATTATTGATTCTCCCAATGCATTTTCTTCTATATCAAATTCATACTCATCTTTATTTGATATTATATTACTAAATGCAAATATAGAATTTGGATCCCCAGGATTTCTAAATCCTAAAATACTTGCCATTGTATCTGGTTGATCAAATCTTAATCTAAATAAATCTGGTACTAATATTGTAACTGCGGCTCCTCCTTTAGTATCAGTTCTAACTATTCCTAAATTTAATTTTGGTAATTTAATTTTGTAAGTATCATTATCTATAATTTCAATGACTATATGTTCAGCATTAAGTATATCAGTTGGAATACCAAAATGGGATATTGCATTAGATATTAATATTATACTACCTATTTCTGTTAATCCATGATTTGGATGGAATATTGTTAATTCATATTCCGCATCCGGATCATCTGGAACAATTTCAGGATCTAAGGAAATTGCTGGTTCAACATTAATAATTGGTTGACTTAAGATAAATTCTTTAAATGATTCAAATGTTACTTCATTTGTATTCATATTAATTCCTACTTTTATAAAATGATTTGGACTATAATTAAATCCTAATATTCCTGCATTAACTCTTACTGTAGCTAAAAATAATGTCTCCATTATAGTTACTAAATCATTTGGTGCATAATTTCCTGAAGGTATTTCAATTGAATATAAAAAATTACCATCATCAATATCATTCCAATATATTTTATTATTTGCTCTTTCTGGGGGATAATCACGAATTGCAGTATCACTATTCGGAAATTCCATACTTACTAATCTTACTGAAATTACATCATGAAATGTTGCACCTAATTCTATTATATAATCATTTGGATTTGGATAACCAGTATTTACTGAATTAATTTTGGCTACTGTGACACATTTACCACCTCCATTCTCGTCTAATATTGCATTAATAGGTAACTCAATCATATATCCATTCTGGCTTACACTTCTAATAATATGAAATCCTTGTCGATTATTTGGATCAATTGGATATCTTGCATTTAATAAGTTTAATGGAATACCACCAATTGATAAAAATATAATCTTAAAATTATAAGTTCTCAACACATAAGGTGCTGCATTTTGTGGATTTTGCATCGATACTGGTAATATTATAAAAAAATAATTTAGATTTACATCAAAATATCCATCCGGAAAATTATTTATATTACAATCTGGATCTAGGTCTACTTGAGTAAGTGTTAATTTTATAGAATGTTTTGTATTAAATATATTTATTGGTATATTTCCTAAAAAAGATGCATTATCCATATTTCCACGATCACCTCTTATACCATTTAATTCAATCTGTATTATATCATCATCATAATCAAATGGAAGACCATGGGGTATATTTATTTTCATAAAATTACATCCAGCAGGAATTTCAAATGTTGCAGTTCCATTGTCATCAAATGTTTGTAATACCAATTGATTTCCAAATACATTTTCTAAAGTAATTAAATCACCAACTTCATATGAATTATTCTTATGATTTATAAATACTATTCTCGAATTTATATTAAAATCTAATGGATTTTCACTTAATACAAATGGATCATCTACATCTAATGATGGTTGTTTTACTCTAAATATACTATCTATATTTATATAATCTGTTCGATATCTTCTTTTATTTGTTCCATCATCCATTAATCCTCTTGAAAATAAATAGCCTTCATAAGGATCATATTTATCTTTTAATCCTCGCATATAAATATCATTATTTTCTCTATTTAATTTAGTATTACTTTCTTGACTTATACCATATTGTAATGGTTTAGTTGGTGGAAGATTAATATCTAATATGTTTTTCTTTTCTGGTATTAATTTTAATTGCGATTGCATTTTACCATTTGGATTATAACGTACATTTGGTGGTAATTCTTGATTACCTGCTTTTATTAATCTTAATTGGTTACTAATATATCTACTATTATCCTCTGGATTTTTTTTACCACCAATATATCTTTGAATATATGATGGTTTGCTTAATAATTCCTTATTAGTATGATCTGAATATGACATATATTTTAGTATATTATATTATTTTTAATTCATTAAAATTGAAATAATATACTATTATTAATATTTATTTAAAATTAAATAAATATTAAATACAATGGAATTTGGTATTGATTACAAATTATGTGGTTATTGTTTAAAAATAGTTAATTATTCACATTATTATTTTTATCGTAATAAGACTATGAAATATGAAAATATTTGTCATAATTGTAAATTTCCAATACATCATGAATGTTGCTCACAATTTAAATATATTGATAATATTTATTGGATTACTTGTAAATATTGTATCATTAAAATGAATAACAAATTAGAATATTCTCATTAAAAAATTGAATTTTTTTTATTAAATTATATAAGATTTTATTAATATTAATTATTACTTATGGCAAATAATAATAAAATAAGTAAAAAAATGAAAAATATTAATAAATTAACAATTGAGGAAACTTATCAAAAAATGACACCACATGAACATGTACTTGCATTACCAGATACTTATATTGGTGGTATTGAAGAAGATGTACATCGTATGTGGGTTTATGATCAAGAAAATAATAAAATGATTGCTAAAGATATTAAATATGTGCCTGGTCTATATAAAATTTTTGATGAAATATTAGTAAATGCTAGAGATCATTCAGTACGGGATAAAACCTGTAATGTAATTAAAATTACTATTAATCAAGATACTGGAGAAATAACTTGTTATAATAATGGTAAAAATGGTATACCTGTTGCAATCCACAAAGAATATAATATTTATGTACCTGAATTAATATTTGGTGTTCTACTTACTTCTGGTAATTATAAACAAACTGGTAAAATAGTAGGAGGAAAAAATGGTGTAGGGGGAACTTGTTTAGCTCCAGAAACACTTATTCCACTTTGGAATGGTAAAATTAAACGAGCAGATGAATTAACTTTAGATGATAAATTAATTGGTGATAATGGTACTATCAGAAATATTAAAAAAATTATTAGAGGTACTGGTCAAATGTATGAAATTAGTCAAACTAATGGTGATTCATATAAAGTTAATTATAATCATATTTTAACATTATATATGCCAAATCATAAACTAATATTTTGGGATTATAAACAAGGTTGGGCAGTATTATGGTGGAATAATGATACTAAAAGTATTAATAAAAAAACTGTTAAAGTAAATAATAATAGTTTAAATGCACAACAAATTATTAAAGAATTTTGTAAAACAATACCTGATTGTAATATTTTTGATATTTGTATTCAAGATTATATTAAACTAAATACTTTTACTAAAAATATGTTAAAAGGTATCAGAGGTGAATGTGTCCAATGGAATAAACAAGATATTCCAATGGATCCTTATTTATTTGGTATATCATTAGGTACTCAGAAAAATAATGAAAAATATATTCCAGAAAATTATATTATTAATGATTCTGAAACACGATTAAATGTATTAGCTGGTATTATTGATTCGAATGATTGTAATTATTATACAAATAATAATGTAGAAATTTATATTCATAAATATAATGAGCAACTAATTAATGATATTATGTTACTTATACGTTCTTTAGGATTTCATTGTTCCTTTACAACTAAAGACAATTTTCGAAGATATATTAACATAGTTGGTAACATCAAAGCCATACCTATAAAACATTCAAAAAATAAACATGAAAATATTAATATATATGCTAGTAGATCAACTGGTCAAATTAAAATTAAAAATGCGAATAATGGTGATTACATTGGTATAGAGATTGATGATAATCATAGATTTGTTATGAATGATTTTACAGTAACACATAATTGTGCAAATATATATTCTACTAACTTTTATATTGAAGTAGTTGATTCTGCTCGGAAACTAAAATATACTCAAAATTTTTATGATAATATGTATAAAAAAGAAAAACCAACAATTACAAAACTAACAAAAACTAATATTAAATCATATGTAATGGTTAAATTTATACCAGATTTTAAACGTTTTGGTATTACCAATTTAAGTGATGATCATATTGCTCTCTTTCAAAAAAGAGTATATGATATTGCAGCGTGTACTGATAAAAAAATAAAAGTTTATCTTAATAATAAATTAATAAATATTAGTTCTTTTGAAGATTATATTAAAATGTTTTATGATAATGAAACAACTGATAGTGAAAATAATAAAATAAATGTTGTGTTTGAAGAAGCAAATACTAGATGGAGAGTTGCTGCTATTTATGATCCTAATAATGGATATCGTCATATATCATATGTAAATGGTATATGTACTTTTCAAGGAGGATCTCATGTAAATCATGTTATGGATCAAATTTTAAAAAATGTAAATGAATTTATACAAAAAAAACACAAAGGTATCAAAATTAAAAATGCTCATATTAAAGATAATTTAACTATTTTTATCGATAGTGTTATTGAAGATCCATCATTTAGTAGTCAAACCAAAGAATTTTTAACTAATAAAGTAGCATCATTTGGTTCTAGATGTGATTTATCTGATATTTTCATAAATAAATTAATTAAAACTGGTATTGTTGAAGAAGTTGTGAATTTTGCAAAAATAAAAGCATTAGTTGAACTTAAAAAAACAGATGGAAAAAAAACAAAATCGGTAAAAGGTTTAGTTAAATTAAAAGATGCCCACTGGGCAGGTACTCGTAAATCAAAATATTGTCGATTAATTCTTACTGAAGGAGATTCGGCCAAAACTTTCGCAATTGCAGGTACTGAAATAATTGGACGTGATAAATATGGTGTTTTTCCATTAAAAGGTAAAATGCTTAATGTTAGAGATGCTAGTCCGAAACAATTAATTAATAATGAAGAAATTAAAAATATAAAACATATTATTGGTTTAAAACAAAATAAAAAATATGATGATATTAGTGAATTAAGATATGGTGGTATTATTATATTAACTGATCAAGATAGTGTTACTGCAGATACACCTTTATTATTAAAATTTAAAGATATTATAAATATTAAAACAATTGATAATTTATCAACTCAATGGGAAAAAAACAACAATGGAAAGGAATATTCATATTGTAATTATCAAGTTTGGACAGATAAAGGATGGACAAATATTAATAAGATAATACGACATAAGGTAACTAAAAAAATATTTAGGGTATTAACAGACACTGGTGTTGTAGATGTTACTGAAGATCATTCATTATTAAACTTTAATAATGAAAAAATTTCTCCAAAACAATGTGAAATAGGCACATTATTATTACATTCCTTCCCAAATACTAAAAATTATAATATACCAACAAATATTGATGAAAATGAAGCATATCTTGCTGGATTGTGCTACAATAAAAAAAATAATAAAAATATACCAATAGAAATACTTAATGGATCAGCAAATATTAGACAACATTTTTTCAATGGTTTTTATGATAGTTATAAATGTTCAGTAAATAGAAATGGATCGATATTATTTGATATTTATGGTAAAATTCATGCACAAGAAATATATTTTCTTTGTAGAAGTTTAGGATTTATAGTTTCTATTAATTTTAAATTAGAAAAACCTGATATTTATACTTTAGTAATAAATGTAATAAATAAAGAATCTCAACAATTACATCCTTATAAAATTAAAAAGATATTTGATTTAGGTATTCAAACACAATATGTATATGATTTAGAAACAGAAAATCATCACTTTCAAGCTGGTGTAGGACAAATTATTGTTCATAATACTGATGGATCTCATATTAAAGGTTTGCTCATAAACTTTGTACAATTCTTCTGGCCTTCATTAATTAAAAAAGATGGATTTATTCAATCAATGGCTACACCAATTATTAAAGTATGGAAAGGTACTGATAAGAAAAAACAAAATCCATTAATATTTTATACACAATCAGAATACTTAAATTGGAAAGAAATTAATAAGAATAATAATTGGATTATTAAATATTATAAAGGTCTTGGTACTTCAAAACCAGAAGAAGCAAAAGAATGTTTTATTGATTTCGAAAAAAAATTAATATCATATGTTTGGGATAATGTTAATAATAAAAATAATAAAAATGAATTACCTAATAGTGATGATGATTTTGATAAATCATCAAATAGTTATAAATCTATAACTTTAGCTTTTGCTAAAAATAGAGCAAATGATAGGAAACAATGGTTATTAAATTATGATAAAAATGAATATATTGAAAATGATTTAAAATTAATAACCTATTCAGATTTTATTCATAAAGATCTAAAACATTTTTCATTCTATGATGTTCAAAGATCTATTCCATCAATGTGTGATGGATTTAAACCATCTCAAAGAAAAATATTATTTGGTGCATTTCTTAGGGGAATTTTTAAAAAGGAAATTAAAGTAGTACAATTAGCTGGATTTATATCAGATAAAGCAGCTTATCATCATGGTGAAGAAAGTTTACATGGTGCAATTGTTGGTATGGCTCAAGATTTTATAGGTGCCAATAATATTAATTTGTTATTACCAAATGGTAATTTTGGTGATCGTGAACAAGGTGGTAAAAATTATTCTAGTCCTAGATATATTTATACTCAATTAAATGAACTAACACCATTAATCTTTAGAAAAGAGGATGAATGTATTTATAATTATATTGATGATGATGGTATGAAAGTTGAACCAATACATTATGCACCAATTGTACCAATGATTTTAATAAATGGTTGTAGTGGGATTGGTACTGGATTTAGTACTAAAATTCCTTGTTTTAATCCTACTAATATTATTAATAATATAAAAAGATTATTAAACAAACAAGAACCAAAATTTATGTATCCTTGGTACAAAGGATTCAAAGGTAAAATTACTAAACTAAATGATGATACTTTTCAAACTGCTGGTATTTATGAAATAATTGATAATCAAACAATTATTATACAAGAATTACCAATAGGAGTATGGACTGAAACTTATATTTCTATGTTAGATAATATGGTATCTGATGATCCTAAAAATCCAAAACGTGGTCAAATTATAAAAAATTATCAAGACGATTCTTGTGGCAATAATATTGATATTAAAATTGTATTTTTGCAAGGAATGTTACAAAAATTACTAAAGAATAATAATTTAGCAACTACCATGAAATTACATAAAACTATTAGAATAAGTAATATGCATTTACATATTGCTAATGGACAAATTAAAAAATATTCAAAAATTAATGATATATTATATGATTACTTTAATCATCGCTTATTAATATATGATATCAGAAAGAAATATCATTTACAAATATTAAAACATGAATTAGATATTATTAAATGGAAAATTAAATTTTTAGAATATGTTATTACTGGTAAAATCATATTTTTTGAAAAAGTTGGTAATAAACGAGTTGCTAAAAAAGAAACTGAATTAATTAATAAATTAGAACAACTTAAATTTCCTAAAATGATTATTAATTTTAATCCTAATACTAAAGATGATAATATTAGTTATGATTATTTAACTAAAATGCAAATTATTTCACTTACCGAAGAAAAATTAGATAATATGAAAAAACTATTTGAAGAAAAATTAGTTAATTATGAAACTTATAAAAATACTGATATTGAACAATTATGGCTCACTGAATTACAACAATTTGAAAAATTATATTTAATATGGTTACAAGAACAAATTGTTACTAATAAAAATACTAAAAAACGAGTAAAGAGAAGAAGAAAAAAATAAATACTTAATTTTGATATTTAAATTTTATTTCTGGTAGACTTCTTATTAATTTATTAATACTATTAATACTATAATTTTTAATATTTTCTAATCCAAAATCTAATGTTGGTTCTGTCTTCAATTGTTTTTGTTTTCCTATAGATTTTGATTTTACTGGTTCTATTGGTTTTTCTTTCATTCTATCCAATTGTGTAACTGTTAAATTAGTATATAATGGTTTTAATCTTTCTTGGACTAATAAATCTAATTGATCGACATTTAATTTAGCTAATGGCCATTGATGATTAGTTACTGAATATTTATCTATATCAAATATATCATCTATTTTATTCCCTTCTCCTATATTTTTGAAATTACCATGACTATGTAAATACCATTGTGGATGTAATCCTTCTTTTTCACTACAGACAAATATAGAATTTTTTCTACGTTTATCAAATGGTATAATATTACCAGGCAATATTATTGGTTCTATTTTATTACAAGCCGAATTATTTGGAGAATATTGATCTCTAAATCTTGTATTTATATTTGCTGGTTTTCCTGATATCGATTTTCTAGATGGATAACATACACTATTTTCTCTATCATAACCAAATCCATAACATTCAGCAGTTGTTTTACAAAATTCAGCACATTTATCAAAATTATAGTTCGCAAATCTATCATCATAATGTTCTATTTTTTTATTATGTATGAATAGTAAATAACATATCAAAATTACTATTATAAACATTATATAAATTTTATAACTCATTCTTTTATAATTAAAAAATTGAATATATATTATAATATTGGTTTATATTAATATTTTATTTATTACTATTATAATGTTTAAACTTGATGAATTAGATTTTATTAATAAACTCACTTTAGAAGGACCACAAATATTATATAAATATAATACAAATGAATACTTTAATAATTCTGCAGAATATAGAAATATAATTATAAATTATGAAAAATTATATTTTTCAAATCAATTATTTAATAAAAAAAATAGTATTCAGTTTCTTGATTATATTGTTACTGATAATAATAATAGTGTTTGGAATAATTTATTAATTAATTCAAATAATGATGAAATTAAAAATTATTTAACATATATTTTTGATTATGTTTGTGACAAATCTATTATAGAGCAAATTACAATATATAATAAATTATTAAAAAAAGAATTATTAGAATCATTAATAGATAATTTATTTTGGAATTATAAAACAGGAAAAGATATTGAATATAATTCTTTTATTGGTAATTTAGTTAATAAAATTAATCTAGAAGATAATAATTTAATTGAAGAAATAACAATAATTACACAATTTATCAATAATTTATTAACTAATAATGATTTACATCAACAGTTTTTAAATTTAATTCAACAATTACTTCAACATAATTTAATTACACTAAATTTAGATCCTCATAATAAAAATTTACAATATGTCGCATCTGATACATTTTTATACAAATTATTGCATATAATTATTGAAATCGCTAGAAATAACATTACTAATATTGAAATTATTAATAAACAAAATAATAATTTTCAATCTAAATGGTTCTTTACTCTTTTAGATTATATTCGTATATTTTATGTCCCATTATACCAAAGAGTAAAAGAATTACCAAATTTAAAACGACAATTTAGTTTAACATCAATGTTAGGTATATTTCAAAATATAAATTATCCTATAAATGTTATAAATAATTATCTTGAACAAGATATTGTTTTAATAAAATACAATAAAATACATAATGATATACTAGAATTTTATAATTTAGTATGTACTTGGATCAAAAATATATATGATCATTCTACAGAAATTGATTCTATATTAGACATTATGCAATGTTGTATTACAATAGAAGATATTATACATTCTAATATTATTGATAATTTTATTGATTTGACTATTAATATAGTCACAAATACAAAATATACAAAAAATATTAATATTAGATATGATTATTTATATATATTAAAAATGTATAATAATTATTGTATCAAAAAATATATAGATAGATTACCTAATGCATTAGTATCATTATACAATGATATTGATATTAATAGTCATCTTAGTAATTATGATTTTGACCTTTGTCAAAAACGAAGATTCATTATTTGCAATTTTATTATAATTATTTCAGATTATATTGAATCTGATTATTGGGATAATATTGATAAAACAAAATTACAAAAATTTATTAATATACTATTTAGTGATAATAATCAAATTTTAGATGATATTCATATTCTTAATCATTATATTAATACAAATAATTATGATAAATCATATATTATAAATTCTTTTAAAATATTACGTGAAATTATCCATAATATGATCGATATATTCGAATTTTATAATATTTTACTTAAAAAAGATACATTTATTAGATTATTTAAAAATCCAATATTACTATCAACTTTTACAATTATAATTAATAAATCAGTACAACAATTAGTAAATTTGAATTTTAATTTCCATTATCAATTTATATCTGAAAAAATATCTGATAAAAATATAAAATTTTATATTAAAAATATCATCAATGTTTTATTAATTCTAAAATCAGATATATTTCTACAAACACTAACTTATGATCATAATATATATAATTTGAATAATTATAAAGAATTAATTTCTTATTTCAAAAAAATATATCCAAATTATAAAACTGAAGAAATAAACACATTATTAAATACGATGGAAGGTTTAGAAAATAATAATAAAATAGAAGAACTATATAATGATATTCCTGATAAATTTATAGATCCACTTGGTTTAATATTAATAAATAATCCAATATTGTTACCAAAAATGGACGATGTTGGACAAGATATTTTCATGGAACGCAGTTTTATAGAAAAACAATTACTTTTTAAAGAAGAAAATCCATTTACTAGAGATAATTTAACTATAATACAACTAAATGATTATAATAATAAACCAAATATTATTGAAAAGATTAATAAATTTAAACAAGAATTAGAAAATTGGAAAAAAAATAATGTAGTTTAATATTATTAAATTTTTTATTTGTTAAATATATTATGCAAAATAAAATAATAGTGAAAGAAATTAGAAAATTATCAAATTTAAATCCATTTGTTAATATTGTTTATAATAATTTTATATCTATTGCTAATATTTCTAATTTGAAACATAATAAAATAGAAATTAAAAATTTACTATCTAAAAATAATTTTATTGGGTTATTTGCATTTTTAAATGATAAATTAATTGCTTATATTATTGGTGAAACTAAACATTTAAATGATGGGCGTATTGTATATTATATTACTTATTTTTTTGTAGCAGCTAAATATAGAAATAAAGGGATTGGTACTAATTTAATGGATATTTTAATAAATAAATGTAAAATTTGGGAAATAAAATATATTACTTTGACATTTAATGTTAAAAATAAAAAAATTTTACATTTCTATAAAAAAAAGGGATTTATATTTGATCCTATATTAAAAAATAATAGTCAATATGATGTATTAACTCTATACGTTTAAAATATTTTTTTTATTTATAAATTAATAATATTAATGAATCAAGAAAATCCATTAGAAATTCTCAATATAGTTCAATTAAATGAATCTTGTAAACTAATTAAAAATGCATTAAATAAAGCTTGTTTGGCAGGATCATTTAATATTGATGAAGCATATTTAATAAAAATTGCTATTAATAATCTAGAAAAATCTACTGGTGTATTAGAGAAATATCAAGAATTTGCACAGGATTTACAAAATAAACAAACTAATAATTCTTAAATAATCATTTAAAGTTTTTATATTATATTTTATAATATGAAAACAATTGAACTACAAATTGATGAACATAAATTTCCAATGTTATATAAAATTAATAATAATAATATTAATGATATATATTATAATATATTCAAATGTGGTTATGATTTAATGTTCCCAAAAATTAATCCAATAAATCAAGAAATTCATAATTACAATGAATCATTAAAATATGATATTATTAAATTAAATGATACTATCGAAAATTTAATCGGTATAAATAATAATTCAGCTAAAAAAGGCAAATTAGGTGAAGATATTATATTCCAAATATTAAAAACAAAATATAAAAATTATTCACTTGAAGAAACTAGATATACGCCACATTCTGGTGATGCTATATTAAAAATACCAAAAAAAAATAAAATATTTAAAATTATGATTGAAATTAAAAATTATAAAAAATCTATTGATCAAAATGAAATAGATAAACTTATTTATGATATGAAACATAAAGCTATTAAATATTGTTTATTTATTTCATTAAAATCATCATTTATTGGTAAAAAACAAATGACTATACAAGAATTTAAATATAATAATGAATTTTATACTATTATTTATTTACCTAATTTAAATTGTGAATTCGGAAAAATTGAAGCAGCTATTCTATTAATTGAAAAAATAATTGATTATAAATTTGTACAATTACGTGATAATGTTGAATTTAATATTTTATATGAAAATATAAAACAGCATATTAACTATTTAGATGATATTTATACTGATTTTAATGAAATAAAACAAAAGTATTTTAGATTAGAAAAAAATATTAAACAAAATCTACATGATTATTATATTGATATGAGAGATTATGAAAGTAAAATTAATAATAAAATTAAAAACATTTGGATAGCAATTAATAATGATTTTGATAAAACTAATAAATTAATAAAACCAATTGTAAAAAATAATATTTTTCAAATTACAGAT